CACATAGGACAGCTTGCTTGGCAATTGTTTGATATTTCTAAATGAAGCTGCTTTAGCTCATTAAATTTAAACATTATTTTTTACCTATCACCATAAATCTTTTATACAACGGTAGCTCTAATTCTCTGGCCCACAATACATTAATTCCGCATTGTTGTTTGAAGTTTTCTAGATCTTTGGCAATTCGAATGTGTTCTGGAATGTCATAATTATTACTTTGAAGAACTAATAAACTATCCTGAGGATGACCACTTAGCCATAGGTCGTATTGATCTTGTGTAATATGTTCGCAGCTGGTGTTTATGATAATGTCGGCGTCACTGCGTATGGCGCACATATCTGCCGTGACTGCTCTGAAACGCCCTTCTATCTCTTCTTTTTTATTCATCATAGTAGCAATAGATTCACAACTAGGATCTATATCAATGCTACGAATAGTTTTAATAGGAATGGCACTTTGAAACAGCATACTTGATAGTACACCGACCCATCCACCGTGAATATCCACAGAAAGAGGAAAGTCTAATTCTTTATTGCGTTCAGGATAGATGTAATAGACTAGATTTTCTATTAACCATTCTTTGCTTTTTAATTGTCCTGACCAGAACGCATCAAGAGTTCTCATAGGATCTTTGCTTTCACGAATAGCACACATCCAGTAGTGTAAATGTTCTAAGTCTATTTTCATTTTGTTTTAGGTATCTTACTATCTGCCGAACTAACACACGTAGGAGTTACACAAACTCTAGGTTTAGTAATAAGTTCAAAGCCATCTGTTAATGTTCCTAGCGGAGTATCGTGGCAACTATAACTTCTTTTGACTTCATTGCCTCTTATTATAACACTTTGGTATCCTGCATTACAAGTCCATCCTTGAAATTTATTAAATCCAAACGCATTAAATCGTTCCGCTTGATCAAAAAGATATTCTTTTCCTTCTGCATCATATAATGCTATTTGATAAATTTCTTCGCCATTAGCACGTTGAGGGAAACCTGTGCGCATCTTGTATATCATATCTTCAGTATAGCCTTCAACAATACTAGTAGCTGTAGGATTACTTTGAGGTTTAAGTGTTACATTAATTCCTCGGCTGTGTAATCTTTCCATTCTAGAATAGAGCTCATAAAATCTTTCAGGTACCATTACTTGATTAACTGTAACGTGAACTGTTTCATACATTAATTGTAAACACTTATCTCCGAACTCTTGTTCTTTGGCAAACTCATCGTGAAAACTTGCTGTAATACTTCTCCTAGCATTCATAGATGTTATGTCGCACCAATTTTTCCACCATTTGCTACCTGGACTCAAATTAGTAGTCATATGAATACTTTGATAGGAAGTTTGAATTCCGTCGTCTAGATGTTTGATCAATTCTGGTAGTTGCTTGTAGGCTGTTGGTTCACCACCGCTAAAACTCCAATGAAATTGATTAAATCCATTTTTCCTTGCTTGACGTTTTATTTCATCAATTGCGTTTGTATACACATTAAGATCTTGATAATCAGGTTTATCTGATCTAGCATAAGGCCAGCAATAACTACAGTTGTAGTTGCAGAACCTACCAAGGATCCAACTTACGGCAAACAAGGGTTTGGTTAACATTGTTCGTTGTCCAAACTTAACTACATTTTGAAATGGTATTTCTTGAAAATTGATTGTCATAATATGATGATATTTAATCTATTAGAGGTTGCATTTGTTAAATCAAGGTTATATACTATACTTGTGGTCGTGAGTGGAATTTGGCAGACCTCCCGCCAAGCCCATAGTTTGGAAAGGGGATGGGGCGCAGACGTAGTTCGTAGCCTTTGTAGGTTCGAGACCTACCGACCACACCATATTTTTATTATAAGGAAAATAATATGTCTAACACAGTTGAACAATTGAAAACACAGTTTGAAGAATTTTTAGCAGAAGATGCAAAATTTACATCAGGCAATGGCGCAGCAGGAACTCGTGCTCGTAAAGCACTACAAGAAGTAGCCAAACTAGTAAAGGCACGCCGCAATGAAATCACCGAAGAAAAGAACGCTCGCAAGGAAGCCAAGGCAAAAGCCTAATATGCTCACTGACGAGCAGAAGAAAATTCTCGAAGAGGCTCAATTTGAGTCTCTCGAGACTGATGTGTATTCGATGGCTATGTCTTCAAGCGATATCGTGCTAGATATTTCTAATCAAGGTGCGGCTGGTTCAACATATCAAATTTCCGATACGTTGGCTACCAGCATCTCTGATTTAAACCTCAGCGGAATTTCAACTATAACTTTACCTAATACTGTATATTCAGGATCGGGTGCAACCGTAGGCGGAATCTATAGCGGATCTACTTCAACTTATACTATTAATACTTCTGGAACTAGTAGTTATAATTACAATTGGAATCCTACTCCCGCTACTGTTGAAATCAACGGAGACGGAGTTAACATAAAAGATAACGGCGACATCAAACTTGGTGATGTTAGTCTAAAAGATTTTATGAAAACTATGCAAGAAAGATTAGCTATTCTTGTACCAGACCCTAAGAAACTAGAAAAGTTTGAAGCACTTAAAAAAGCCTACGAACATTACAAGCTGATGGAAAAACTCTGTCAAGAAGAACCCAAAGAAGAAGATTAAATATATGAATGTTAAACTTGTATCCTACTCACAACCAACAGCAGAATTTGCAGAACTGGGAGTCGACGATGCGCAAGAACTTATCGCGTATTGCGCCCGTGTCAGCAACCCAAGCAATCAATTTAACACCGAAACATCAGAAAAACTTATCCGATATCTCATCAAACACGCACACTGGTCACCGTTGGAAATGGTTTCAGCGTGTGTTGAAATCACTACTACCAGAGACATTGCAAGACAAATTTTGCGGCACAGAAGTTTCAGCTTCCAAGAATTCAGTCAACGATATGCTGACCCTACTCAGGATCTTAACTTTGTGCTTAGAGAAACACGATTGCAGGACACAAAAAATAGACAAAATTCTATCGATCTGGATTTCCAAAACGATGAGCACAGAGAACTTGCACGTTTATGGAATGAAAAACAAAACGCTGTCATTAGTGCCGCTAGAGAAGCCTACACTTGGGCTGTCGCTAATGGCATAGCCAAAGAACAAGCCCGCTCGGTATTGCCAGAAGGGAATATCGAAAGTCGCTTGTATATGAATGGTACCCTTCGCTCTTGGGTACATTTCATTGAACTACGTTCTGGAAACGGAACACAAAAAGAGCATCAACTAATTGCATTGGCCTGTGCAAAGGCTATTGCTGCTATCTTTCCTATGTCTGAAAGTTTAATTAACAAGGAGTAATATATGTTTGGAACTAATTACACAGGCGGTACAGAAATTTATCGTTCAGCCAGTAGTATTAACGAAGCAATGGGTCGTGTCTATGGACATATGGGCCTTGCAGTCTTAATAAGTATGATTGTTAGTTATTTTGTAGGTACAACACCAGAGCTACTACAATTCTTTTTTACTGGTATTATGAAATGGATCGTAATATTTGCACCCCTAGTAGCAATTTTAGGTATGACGTTTGCCGCTGACAATTTAAATAAATCGGGTCTACAGATCTTTTTACAAGTATTTGCTGTCTTAATGGGTTTGAGCTTTGCTACTATTTTTGCAGTCTATACTATGGGCAGTATTTTTACAGCCTTTATGGGCGGTGCTGTACTGTTCGGAACTATGAGCTTCTATGGTTACTTCACTAAAAAGGATCTAACATCAATTGGTTCGTTTATGTTTGTTGGACTAATTGCTATTATCATTGCTAGTATCATTAATATTTTTATTGGTAGTACAGTAATGCAAATGGTTATTTCAGCAATTGCCATTATTATCTTTTTAGGCCTAACTGCCTACGACACACAAAAAATCCGTGAAATGGTCAGTTATGATAACGATGGCAAAGCTGAAGTATTAGGCGCATTAACTCTTTACTTAGATTTTATTAACCTGTTTATTAATCTACTTCAACTGTTTGGAAATAGAAAATGAAATACGGCGGGTATGACGTAGGTGGTCAGATTGTTAAAAAAGATGATCGCTATACGGTTAAAGATAACACAGAACTTGAAAGATTAGTTGTTAGTTCAACTAACTTATATCCTGGTAAAGAAACTACCGGACATAGCCATTCGGGTCAAGAAGAAGTATATCATTTTATCTACGGTACAGGACGTATGCAATTAGACAACGATACGTTTGATGTTTATCCTGGAGACATTGTTCTAATTAAAGACGGTGTGTTCCATAAAGTGTTTAATACCGGGATCGAAACTTTATACTTTGTCTGTGTATTTGAAGGCAAAAGAAATCATGAGTGAAGAACTCAATCAGTTTTGTGAAAACTACGAGGTCCGTGTCCTAAACGATCAGAAGCGCAGGGCACGGTATCATCCTCCTAGGTTCTTTACAGAACCTAGTCGTGCTGATATCATTCGAAATGATATTGTAGAATATGAAACTGAAAAAGTCATTACTTTAGAAATACCAGAAAGTAGACTTCGTACGTTAATAGAATTAGAAAAACGTTTCTTTAGGTGGCACCACCATTCTAAAGGAGAAATCGATATGTTCCAAACTTTAATGGACAAAGAAAGAGAAGAAGCACTCTATCGTCATACCAATCCTGCTGTCCAAAAAGCCTACGAGCAATATTCGATTATGCTCAATCTAGCAGGTTACCAAAGAAAATTTTGATTCATTTTTGAACCATCTTGACAGGTTTTTTAATTTCTTGTATAATTAAAGTGTTCGACAGAAAGAAAATACTATGAGAAATTATTGGACTTGTTCAAAATTTGCGGATTGGATCCGCGGTACTACCAAATTAAAATGTGGTACTGGTAAAGAATGGCGTGAATGGGAAACTGCGGCTAAAGCCAAGTATCCTATCCGCTGGTGGATTGCCGAGGAGGGCCTCGACAAACTACAAGACATTTGGATGTTTATTCCAGATAGGATTAATGATGTTCGATATTATATCAACAATCGCTTTGTTACTCGTACTCATTGTCTTAGTGCTAGCCCTCGCGATATCAAGCGTGGCACTTGGTGCGATGTTGGGAATCGATTCTTGCCATGCCTTTTTAACGAACTTGTTGAATTCGTTGAAATAGAACAGGCTTGGCACCACTGCGTTTGGGACGAAGAAGCTCGTAAAACTTATTCTTATCCCTGGTGGCGACGTTGGTACCGCCAATGGCGTTGTCCAGAAGCAGGTATTGCCTATCTAAAATGGGCTATGACACTTACTAATGAAGAGTTCCTTGACGAAGATCAAAAGCATCTAGCAGAACCTACATATCAGGCTAAGGCTGCAAAAGAAATCTTAGAACTTTATACCTGGTGGAAAGAAGTATATCCAAATCGACCAGATGTTCACGATGCCAGCGGTTGGTCAGCCTACTGCGAAATGCGTCGTGAAAAAGGATATCATCTTCTCGATATGGAAGATAAAACTCCAGAAATGGCAGAAATGTGCAAGACTGCACTTGACAAGTCCCACGAAATTGAAAAAGCGTACAATGACGAAGATGAAGAAATGATGATTCGTCTTATTAAAATCCGCGAGTCTCTATGGACGTAAGTACTAGATTTTGTAGAAAGTGTGGTAGTGAAAAGCAATATAACGCAGAATATGATGCTATATATTGTGAGTTGTGTAACGAATGGTTAGAAAGGACCTGCAATGACTCAGAATGTGAATACTGTTCAACAAGACCAACCAAACCAAGTCAGTGCATTCCGGCTGTGGGTTCAAAGAATTTGGATTGACAACTGCGAAGAACACTTGACTTATAACGAGAACCCTTATACAATAAGCGAATACTGGAACAAAAACAAATGGTTCCTTAAACGTTTATACAAAGACTACAAAGGCAAATGATGATTTTTGATAATGAAGATATGAGTACTGAAAGCCTATACCAAAAGTATATGGCTTTTAATAAAATTATGTTGGAAGAACATCCTCCTATAGAAATTGCTTCAATTATGATGATTCAAGGATTAACATTTTTTAAGACTGTTATGGACGATGAAGATTATCAAAAAATTGTTCAATTGATGTACGATAAAAGAAACGAAGTTAAAACTCTATGAAATCAGAAAAACCAGCAGAAGGTATTTTAGTTCGAGGTGACTACGGTGATAGTAAGTTCTATCAAGTAGTGTGCGGCTGCGGGCAAGAGTATCACGATCATAATGTTGAAGTCGAAGCTGCTGACACTGGTGTCAATGTAAACATCTACGCTTCTGCTAAAACTAACTACTGGTCTGAACTTGTAGAAAAAAGATACGATATTGAAAGTCCTTGGCTACAAGAAGTTGATTGGTTTCTTAAAGATCTAATCAACGGTCTTTGGACTCGTTTAAAAATTACTTGGCAATTGTGGACTACGGGTTATGTAAGAGTAGAAACTACAATCACAATGACTGAACAGCAGGCCCTTAACTACGCAGAGACTCTCAAGTCAGCAATCAAAGATGTCCAAAGTTTCAAAAAGCCCTGAACGACATTCCTTCCAAAAAGAAGGGTATGTTAAGCGTCAGCGCGAAAAAGGCGAAGACCTAAATCAAGACTATCTTGATATGTTTGATCAAATTCTCAAACAGCACGATCAAAAGTTTGATGACCCTGAAAGCAGAATCAACAATATGGAATACGATCTGTTAACTACAGATTGGATTCTAGAAAAAGTTCGTGGTGACGAAGCCTATGCCCAAAACTTATATGCGGCAATGTGCAATAATGGATTTATTAAATTGGAAGTCATTCCTGTGCTTAAAGGTGAGGAATGGGGTTGCTCTTGGCGTTATGCTGGCGGTATCATTGCTGATATGCGACAACAAGGCGATTACATTGATTGGTACTGTTCTGGCATTCGAAACGATTATAACGACGAAGATGCCGGAAAAGCGTGGGACGAACGTAAATACGTTCCTGAAGGTTGCATAACCGACGAGGTCCGGTCTGACCTCCAACGTCTTGGCTGGGCAGTGGCGCCCGGTGGAGATTGGGAAGATTTTTAATAAGGAAAATTGGTAAGTAAAATGAACTACGAACTTTACGAAGTTTGGGGTGTGGACGAATCATTCCACGAGGAATTACTAGAAACAACAGCTAGTAGAAAAGAAGCTTTAAACATTGCTAGAACACACCTAGGTTTGGGATATTTCCAAACTGTCGTTTATCAAGAAAACGAAAACGGCGATTTGGATGAGATCGATCGATTTGAGCAAGGTTGACAAGTTGGCTGTTTGGTCTTATAATATTAGTATTGTTAAACATAACGGAGCAACTAATGGCAACTAAACTTAAAAAAGCATCAATCGCTATTCGTCAAAACAAAGGTCGTGATTTGAGCCCAAAGTGGGACGATCACGAGTCGATGACCGCTGAACAGTTTAACAAACACTTTCGTGTATCGATGGAATGGTATCGTTTGGAATCATCTGGTAAAGAACTCAAACCTAAAGTTATTAATTGGATGAGTTCTCAAGATTATCCTAAAGACGTTATCAAAGCATTTAAAGATACCAAAGATAATCGTTGTTCTGTAACTGTCGGAGCCATTGCTGCCAATTTGCTCAAAGGTATGCCAGCTCATCGTAAAGACTTTAACGAAGGTCGCAACACAGCAGAATGGCTAAGCAAGAGCATTGCTAAGATCATCGAAGAAGGCAAGAACGACGAACAAGAGCCCGAAGAAGGTCAAGAAGTTAAAACTACAGTAGTTCAGCCTTCG